TCTTCACCGCAAAAACTGAGTTTGGCGGGGCTGAACGCCTGCCCGTTTTCTACAATCACGGCTACGACGGGACATTAGGCAAGCGCATCATTGGAAAGGGCGTTGTCAAGCTGGATGACATTGGCATGTGGCTCGAAGCCCAATTAGACATGCGTGACGAATACGAGAAGATGCTTGCCGAACTTGTGGAGCAGGGGAAATTGGGCTGGTCATCCGGCGCGCTCTCCCACCTGTACGAATCCGAAGCAGTAGGCAAGGCATATTGGGTAAAGACCTGGATCATAGGGGAAGCCAGCCTGACCCCCACGCCCGCCGAACCACGAAACGCAGTTATCCCGCTCAAGTCATTATTGAGCGATAACCAACCCGCAGAAGAAAAGCCAGAAGAACCGACAGAGGCGGCAGAGGCCGCGCCGGTTGAAGGCAGCACGGAAGCGGTAAAAGACAATCCTACAAAGGAGCAAGAACAAATGGAACTCACTCAAGAACAGCTCCAGGAGATGCTTGAACAGACCGCAGCGAAGGCAGCGGATAACGCCGTCAAAAGCTACCGCGAATCTGAGCCGCCTGTCAAGACTTCTGAGCCTAACATCGAAGTGACCCACGACCCCGCTGACAACCCATTCAAGACCCTGGCCGAGCAATGCAAGGCTGTCAAGTCGTTCGCTTTACGCAACGGCGAAGACCCTCGCCTCAAGCGGCTCAAGGGCGTCGCGACTGGCGCGAATGAAGGCGTACCGTCCGAGGGTGGCTTCCTGGTTGACCCTACCCTGGTCAGCGAAATCCTGACCCCAATTCACGAGGTCGGACCATTCTCCAGCCTTGCTAAGCGGATGCCCGTTAGCGGAAACAGCAACTATGGTTGGATCAATGGTGTTGATGAAACATCCCGCGCCGATGGTTCGCGCTGGGGTGGTGTGCGTGGTTACTGGCTGGCTGAGGCCGAAAGTATCACCGCATCCAAACCCGCTTTCAAGCGGATTAACTGGGAACTGCACAAACTGGGCATCCTTGTCTATGGCACGGATGAACTGCTTGCCGATGCAGCCCTGTTCTCTGCCGTTGTGCAGCAAGGCGCGCGCGAAGAATTGGCCTTCAAGGTCAATAACGCCATCCTGAACGGAACGGGCGTTGGACAGCCTTTGGGCATCCTGAATTCCAGCGCGTTGATTTCCATCACCGCCGAAAGCGGACAGATCGCTGATACCGTCGTTTATGAAAACCTGATCAAGATGTGGGCGCGTCTGACCCCGCAGAGCAAGGCTCGCGCAGCCTGGTTCATCAGCCCCGATGTCAATCCACAACTGGATTCACTCGGCTTCGCTGTTGGTACTGGCGCACTCGAACCCCGCTTCATCGGCTACGGCGCGGATGGCGTTATGCGAATCAAGGGCCGCCCGGTTTACGAAACCGAGTTCAACCCCGTTGTGGGTGACGCTGGCGACATCCTCCTGGCCGACATGGATGCTTACCTGATGTGGGAAAAGGCTGGCGTTGATTTCCAGACCTCCATTCACGTTCAGTTCTTGACTGACGAAACCACATTCCGGTTCATCTATCGCTGCGACGGTATGCCCGCAATCGAATCCGCCCTGACCCCGTACAACGCCGGTGATACCGTTTCGCCGTTCGTTGCTATCGCTGCACGGGCATAAGGAGGTAATAACATGAAATACGCAATGGATTACCACGCAGTACCCGTAATGGCCCCGACCAGCGTTACCGCTTCGGCTACTTCTTCCTCGTTCGTCAATCTGAAAGATTACGAGTGGGTTGATTTCCACATCCTGATTGGCACATTGACCGGCGACACCATCACCGTGACAGTTGAAGAGGCTACCGCCAACTCGACTTCCGGCATCACCGATGTCGCTATTCCGTTCGTTTATCGTGGCCCGCAGGTTGCAGGCACGGACAGCATGGGCGCGGTCACAACCGCCGATTCTTCCGGCTGCACCATCGCAGACACCGATGACAATACCCAATGGGTAATCTCGGTTGACCCCAACACGGTTGACGATGGTTACAACTACGTGCGCGTGACCCTGACAGAAGGCTCAAGCACCAGCGCCGCCGTCAAGTCGGTTCTGGCAGTCTTGAAGCCACGCTATGCAAAGGCTTCCCCGCCTTCCTCGACCTAATATAGACGGCGAACCACGCCGATGAACTGAGGGGCGGGAAACCGCCCCAAAGTATGGATAAGGACTGAAAATGCCCGTAACTCTTGTGAAGTCTTATTGGTCATCTGGCAACCTTCGTTTCATCTCGAATACCGCCAGCCCGACCACCGCCCCGATTGTTCAATTCGGGCAAACGTCATACCCGATCCAACTGAAGGTACACAACCGACCCACCGCCGCAAACTCGACCATCGAGGTGCGCGCCCGCCCAGGAGAGGATGCCGCCACACACTTCGCGGTTGATTCAACCCTTGATTGGCGACCCGCATCAAGCGGAACGGGTGGGCAGCGCGCCTTGCAGGGCGTTTGTCGCCTGGACACCGGTTACACAATGTCGTCCAGTGCATCGCTTATTGGCGTATATGGACAGGTTGCAACCAATGGAACAGTAAATGGCTCTGGGATCATGATGGCTGGTATGTACGGCCTTATCGAAGACGGCGGAACTTATACGGCTGTTTCGCACGTTTGTTCCGCATGGCTTGACAGCCACCTGACCAAGACCGTCTCCGCTGGCTCGGCTGACTTCCTGTATATCACCAACAACGGCTCGACAACTTTCAACTCTGCGATTTACGTTTACGGTGGAAACAAGATAACCAACTTGTTCGATATTGACACCGCCTCTGGGATGGTTGGCTCGAACAATGCCGGGGATGCCACCTTCGCAAACTGGAAAGCCATCAAGATTGACATTGACGGCACGACCCACTACCTGATCGCTGCACAGGCGATTTCATAGAAAGGCTGATGGATGTTGAACTTAGAACTTCTGAAAAAGAAGCGCGAAGAATATCGTAACGAATGGCTGCGGCTGATGAGTTTGGCCGCAGCCAACGAAGGGGCAATGCAGGCCATTGATGACCTTATCGCCCGCTTTGATGATAACGCCGAAGTATTGAGCGTCAATGACCTGGAGGAGATGATAAAGAATGGCTCCGGGGATAATCCTGACTGATAAAAGCGTTCCTGCCTGGGCTGGATATGACGGAATGGGAACATTTGTTATTCCGGCTGGCAAGACGCTAAAAATTGAAACAACGCCACAGGGCGAAGAAATCCTCTCTGAAACCGTACCCGCTGGAAAGACGTGGACGGTCAGTATTTCGGTATCTGTTATCGAAAGCTGAGAAAGCGAACTTTGAACCTTGAAAACAGTTGCAATCGTAGGCAGCGCAACCACAACCAGGGACTTTGCTCCCTGGGATGACCTGAGCAAAGATATTTGGGTTTTCAACGAAGCCGCAAACATCGAATGGTGCAAGCGGGTAAATGGTGTCTTTCAGTTACATGACCGGGAGATTTATACAAGCCCGCACAACCGGACAGATGCCCATCATTGGGAGTGGTTGCAGCAGGAACACGGGTTCCCGATCTGGATGCAAGAGAAAGACCCGCAGGTTCCGAACTCTGAGGCCTACCCGCTCAAGGAAATCTCGGATAGATACTGCAAAAACTTCACCTGGCCGGATGGAGAGCGGATAGAGTTCTTTTCCTCAACCGTTGCTTACGCTGCGGCGCTGGCAATATACAAGCAGTATAACCGCATCGAGTTTTACGGCTGCGAGATGGGAAGCTCTACGGAGTACCAATACCAGCGGGATGGCGTTGCGTTCTGGATTGGGGTTGCGCTGGGATGCAATATCGAAGTAATGACGAATGGAATGATTGCCATCTTCGACCAGCCCCTGTACGGCTACGATGGGCAGATTGGGTACAGCCTGGACGACATCACAAAAGAACTGCCCTACCTCGAAGCCCAGGCAAAAGATAAGCGCGAATTGTACGAGATGGCGCTGGAGTATGACAAGGACAACGAGCAACCCGGAACGAAGGAATACTATCCCATCCACTCTGCCACGATGGAAGCCGCCAACCAATGCGGATATGCGGACGGGATGCTTGCAGAAGCCAGACGATACATCGAACGCTACGCACCTGGAAGGCAAGAGTTAGAACAAGCCTCCGCAGGACTGAAAGAGAACTTTTACTCGTTCCTTAGCATGATGAACTATGAAAGCGGGCGCGCCGAAGCCTACCTGAGTGTCGGCGCGATGGAACGCTATCAGGAAGCAATTAAAAAACAGCTCGATTTATCCTACTCCGCAGGAGTGGAAAACGGGCGCTCATATTTCAATAAGTCGCACATGCTCCAGCTTGATTTACTCATTCGGAGCGCGGGGGGAAAGCGGGCGGCTGATATAGTCATGGATTCCGCACCAAAAGAATAGCGGAGAAGGACGGCATCAATGGCAGGTACTATCACGACCTCCGAGGAACTGTTCGGAACAATCAAAAAGATTGCTTATGACTGGCTCACGGATGCAAGCGGGGACGCGAGCGCGACGGCTACAACGGCATCATTCAGCGGGCAGATATTGCGCGTTGAGTGTGTCCCTGATAGCGGCGGAACAGCGCCATCCGATCAATACGACATCACGCTAACTACTGCGGATTCGATTGATGTGCTGTATGGGCAGGGCGCGAACCTGTCCAACGCCTCGACAGTCGTAATTGTTTCTGATTTGGGCGTTATTGCGAATGACACCCTATCGCTGACCGTTGCCAATGGCGGGAACGCCAAAGGCGGCACGGTTTACGTTTATCTTCGATAGGTGACGCGATGACATACATAATCAGAAGTTCATCCAACAGTTCAGCGAATATCAGCAACCCGAATTACATCTCTTGCACCGCTACGATGACCTCAAGCACCTGGAACACGGTGGCAAGCCACGAGACATTCACGGTTACGGGTGTAGTTAGAATCCGCATGTGGATTCAATGCACCGGGACGCTCACCGATGCGGCTGACGGGGCATCTATCCAGTTTGGCCACGCCGGAAGCACTACGGCGTTTATCGACTCTACCGGCGCGGCGGGCGCGGGTTCTTCCACCATCAGCGCGGGCGAATTGTGGTATGACACCAGCCCAACAACGGTTCTGGACACCTTCGCCAATACCGTACTGGATTACGTCATCATTGACAATGACATTGGATATGAAATCACCGGCGCAGCCCTGACGGGTGGCGTTCTGGTATTCCATGCGGTCTGGGAGGCCATGTCACCGGATGGGAACGTGGCGGTTGGTGCTGGCGGGAGTTTGACATAATGTCTCCATGGGCTGACCAAGATCAAGAAGAAGCCAGCAAGATCGCCAATGCCAACGCGGGCGGGTTGTCTGCTACGTCTGGTTCTCTGGCCTACACCATCGCGGAAGTTGAAAAGCACTTCCACAACAAGCAGGTGTGGGCGGGGAAACTCGGCTCGCAGACTGAAACGAACTGGGCAGAAATAAACGGCCTGACTGCGTTTCGCTGCACCAGCGGAGATGGCGACTTCGGTTCTGACGCCAGCGATGAAGCGCAGGTATTCGGTTCTGGCGATTCTAGCTCAGCCAATGGCGCATACATGGACGCTGGAACGGTGCTGATAGATTCCACATCCTCTACCACAGCTTATGTTATGCGCCTAGTGTATGGAACAGGAACGCTTGCGGCTGCTATTTCGGCAGGCCAGTACACCACGTTCATGGTTAGAGTTCCCGCATCCAGCAGAGCCGCACCGCTGAATATCCAAATGCCCCGCGTCGCTGTCGGTACGAAAATCTGGATGCAATGCAAGAACGCAACCGATAACGCGACGGTTGACTTCTACATCGGCGGGCATTTCTATAGCGGATAGGAGAAGCGATGGCCGCGATAAACACATATTGCACACTCGCAGAATATAAACTATACGCAGACATCACCAGCACGAACACGAACGATGATTCTGTGATCGAGCAGTTGTTGGAGAGTTCGTCCAGGTACATTGACCGCAAGACCGGGAAAACGTTTTACCCGCGTTACGAGACAAGATACTATACCGCCCTGGAAGTACCGACCCTCCAGCTTGACGATGACCTGTTAGAAGTCTCCAGCATCACGAACGGGGATGATAACGCAATATCGAGTGACGATTACCGGCTGCTGAACATGAACGAATACCCGAAGTGGGCGGTCCAACTCAAGGAAGGATCTGAAGAGTATTGGGAGATGGACAGCTCCGGAAATCGCATTGGTGTTATCGATGTGGCTGGGTATTGGGGATACCACAACCGCTACGGTCAAGAGGGCTGG